GGGCTGGGGCCGGTTGGTCCGGGCAACGGCCCAACGCTGAATGTGCCCCCTGGCTACACCATGCCGCCCCCCAACTATCCGCCCACGCCGACGCCGGGCGCGCCGGTGTTTCAGCCGGGAGCGGGCAGCAAGGCGTTCAAGTTCGCCTGGATATACGAAACAATAATCGGGACCGTGCGCGACACGCTCCATATCCTGAATGCGCCGTTCGAACAGTACGAGGAGCTGAATACCGAACTGACCAGGCTACGGATGGCTGGCGTGTCGGACGCCGACGTGAATTCCCTGGAGGAGCAGATCAAGCGGGTGGCTCGCGCGGTGCCGGGGCGCACCTATGGCGAGGTCGCGGCCGATACCATCGCGGTCCGGGCCATCCTGGGCGAGGAGTCCGGCCCCGACAAGATGGCGGCAATCCGCATGGCGCTCCCCGGCGTCGAAAAGGCCGCGGCCCTCTTGAAGGCCGCCACCGGGGAAACCAGTCCGGAGGCGCTGGCGCGGCTGTTCAAGGCCGTGGAAGTGCGCGGCGACGTGACTGATCCGGCCACCCACCAACTTTCACCAGAGCGGTTCGCGGCGGGCCTGGACGCGGCGCTCAATGTCCTGGTGCTGGGGCATGGCCTGGCGAGCACCAACGATCTGTACAATGCCACCAAGCAGGGCGGCCCGGCGATGCGGGCTATTACAGATCCCTATGAGGCGTGGGCCAGCGTCGTCACGCCGACGTTCGAGCTCGGCGGGTCGCGCACCGGCACCGGCCTGACGGCGGCATTCCGCGCGTTGCTGGGCGGCTCCATGGCGAAGCACTTTGCGGATGAGATGCACGATCTCGGATTGGCCAAACCGGAAGCACAATACACGCAACTGATGCCGGCAGCAGGCAGGAATGGTGCGGTCATGTACGGCAAGGATTTCCTTGTCGATGAGGATGTTCTGGTCAACCAGGGCCTGCGGGCCTGGATCGAGACCACCGTCAGGGACCGGTTGGCGGCGCATGGGATCACAAGCGCGCAGGACATCAACAAAGAAACGTACCGTGTGATGAACACGGAAACCTACCGGCGCCTGGCCGCGATCTACCTCACGCAAAGCGCCCAGGTTGGCCGCGACATCCTGTTGTACAAGCAAATCCCGGGCCTGGACGCCAAGCTCGGTCTGTTGCAGGGCAGCGGAATGGCGCTCGCCGGGGAGAATCTTGGCGCCGCGTTCGACAACACCCTGTCAGGAGTTGGAGAGACGTTTTCAGGCGTAAAAATGGCGGGGATGCGGGCGGCTACGTGGATGCTGGGCGGTAACTCGGGCATCACGGTGCCGTGGTACATGTCGCCCAACCCGGGGGATTGGTTCGGGGGGCAATCACGGGTCACACCGTGGTGGGCCAGGCCGCCCAGCCTTGATGAGGGGCACGGGTCGGCCGCCCCCATTGGTATCGGGCCGCAGACGCTACGGCTCGATCCGACCCAACAGCTGCACGTCATCGTCGATAATGGCCGCGATCTGGCTGCCGGCACGATGCGGTTCGCCGCGGTCCAGGGCGAGCTTCCCCAGGCCGGGCCGACCGGCCCCGACATCCGCGTCTCGATCCCGCAACCCGGCTTTACTCCAGGATGGCCATAATGTCAGGCGCGCTCGGTATAGCGGCACAGGTTGGCGGGATCGGCGGCGCCATCGGTTCGGCGCTCGGGTTGGGGCGGGTTGACGTCACGCTGGGCGGCTTTGTCTTCTCCGGAGCCACCTTCGCGGTTCCGGGGCAGATGAAATGGGGTGCAAGCCAGGTCGTTGTGCGGCACCGGCTGCCGGGCGGCACCGTGATTGTCGATGCGATGGGACCGGACTGGCCGCCGATATCATGGAGCGGAATCTTTGATGGTCCAGGCGCGTCAGACCAGGCCAAGGCGCTGTCCGCCCTGACCAAGGCCGGGGCGCTGCTGACTTTGACCTGGCAGGATCGCATCTTTCTGGTGGTCATCAGGCAGCTCACCGTGACGGACAAACTGCCGTCATGGGTGCCATATCAGATCACATGCGACGTGGTGGCCGACGCCGACCGGATTGCGGGGCCGCCAGCGCCACCGTCGCTGTTGCAGCAGATCACCGCCGACATCAATGCCGTGCTGGCCGTGGTGGCGGCGGTCGCGCCCATCATTGCGGCGGTGCAGACGGCGATCGGCGTGGTGAATGCGTTGACCAGCGGGACGGCGGCCAACGCGGCTGCTGTTGCCGCAGTGGCTGCGTTCCGGGCCGAGCAGGCGGCATCCCAGGCGCAGGATGAGGCTGCCGTTATCAGTCTGGGGGCGGGCGCCCCCGGGCCACGCGGTGCCATGGCCTGGCTGACCATCGGCACGGCACAGGCCGGCAACCTGGCGCAACTCGCGGCCATCCGGGGCTTCGCTGGGCGAGTCGCCGCGAACCTGGCGCAGGCGAGCGCATGATGCAGACCATAACCGTGATCGGCGGCGACCTGTTCCACATCGCCGCGGCCTATCTGGGCGACGCAACCCAGGCGGTGCGGATTGCCCAACAGAATGGGCTGACCGACTTCTTCCTGACCGGACAGGTGACGTTGGTCATTCCCGACGTGGACCCCAACGCGACGGGTGGCGTGCCCCCGCAATAGGAGCGGATGTGCCGATCAACAATCCGACACCGCAGCCCGGCGTGGTGCGGCCCAGGCCGCGCGTTGTCGTGGCGGGGCAGCCGCTGCCGGGGTGCTATGGCGTCTCGATTACGTCGACCAACAATTATACCGGCGACACGTTCCACGCGACGTTCGCGCCGCCGGTCGGGTTTTCCGGTACCGGCGGCGTGGCCTGGTGGGCATCGCAGGATCAGGTCAAGGTTGACGTCCAGATTGGCATGCTCCCCATGGGCGCACCGGAGTATCGGGCGGCGTGGACCTCGATGCTGACCGGCTTGGTCGACCAGATCGACGTTGACTGGATCGGCGGCACGGTTTCGATCGCGGGGCGCGACAACACCGCGGTTATGCGAGACTCGCCCCCGGGCGCCTACAGCCCGAACCAAACCAGTTCAGAGGTTGTCACCGACCTGGCCAACCTGTGCGGTCTGACCCCCATGGTGACGCCGACAACCACGCTGGTGGGCCGGTATTATGAGATCGACCACGGCAGCGCGACCGGGCTTGGGGCGGCCCATCACGTCGCGAATATATGGGATGCCGTGGTGGAACTGGCCCGGTTTGAGGGGTTCGACGCCTTCGTTTCTGGCACGTCGCTCTACTTCCAGCCTCCGGTCGCAGCGACGGCAGACCCCTGGCTGGTCTATTCGATCCTGGACCCGGCAACGGGCGTGCTGCGGGCCAACGTCACCGGCCTGCAAATGACCCACGCCTTGCATATCGCCAAGGGCGTGAAAGTGACCGTGAAGTCCTGGCACAGCAGGAACAACCATGCCGCGGTCGTGACGGTTGGCTCAACAGCGGCGACGGCACAGGCTTACAACATCGTGCGGCCAGGCCTGACGCCAGATCAAGCCACCACATTTGCCAACCGCTACCTGGCAGAGTTGACCCGGCATGAACGGACCATTTCAGGTTCGGTGCCGGGCGACTTGCTTCTGACGCCGCGCGTCATGATGCGGCTGGACGGGACCGGGACCGGGTTCGACCAGACCTATTACCCGGTCGAGATCGTCCGCCACATCGGCGACGGCGGGTTTACGATGGACTTCACCGCCAAGAACCAATCGCCACAGGTGCTCGCCAGCGCCGGCGCGCCAACGGGGGGATGAATGCAGGGGTTCTGGAGCGCGGTGCAGCGCCGGGCCGGGCAGATGGACGGCCAAGGCGGGCAGCCGAGGTTTGCCACGGTGACCAGCTACGATGCCGGCACGGGGGCGGCGCAGGTCATGCTGCAGCCGGAGGGTGTGCTGTCTGGCTGGCTGCCGGTGCTGTCTATCGCGATTGGCTCCGGATGGGGCGTTCATGCTCCTTTGGTGGCTGGCGATCAGGTCTATGTCGTTCCGCACGAGGGGGACGCCAATCATGGCGTTGTCGTGGGGCGGGTCTTCAGCAGTGCCCAGCGACCGCCCAGCGCGTCCGGCGCCGACCTGGTACTGCGGTCAAGCGCCGGTTCGTCGATTACCCTGCTGACCGACGGTGGGGTGGTGCTGGCCGACCAGCATGGAGCCGTCATGGAGTTGCCGGGCGATGGAACCGTGCTGCTGCGGGATGTGGCGGGCAGCACGGTGAACCTGACGAATAATGGCAGCGTGACAGTTGGGGGCGTGCTCAATGTGGTGGGCACGCTCAAGGTCAACGGGGTGACGGTGATCGTGCCATGACGGATATCTCGCATACCATCGGCTCAGATCTGTCATTGGGGCCGACCGGCGATCTTGCCGGGGCCGACGATCCGGCCTTGGGCACACAGCGGGTGCTGCGCCGGCTGCTGACCAACCCAGGGGATTACATCTGGCAACTCGCCTACGGCGCCGGGCTGGCGCGGATGGTGGGGCAGCCGACAAATGCGGCAGCGATCCAGGGCGTGATCCGGTCGCAGATGTTGCAAGAGGCCGCGGTCGCCACGACACCGGCCCCGGTGGTTACCGTCAGCGCGGACGGCAGCGGCAACGTGTTCGCCACGGTGCAGTACACCGATGCCGCGACCGGGCAAAACCAGGTGCTGACCGTTCCTGTTTCGTAAGCGCCCCTGTTGGGGGTAGAGGGGTATTCCGTGCTCCCGTTGCAGACCTTCACGGCCCTGGTGCAGCAATTCGCTGCATCGGCGCAGTCCGCCGCGACTGCGTTGCTGGATTTCACCGTTGGTTCGGTCCTGCGCGCCGTGGCAGAGGCCAACGCCTCGGTCGCGCTGTGGATGCAATGGCTGATCATGTTGGTGATGTCGAAGATCAGGGCGGCAACCTGTGTTGGCCCTGACCTCGATACCTGGATGGCAGACTTCGGGCTGACCCGGCTGCCGGCGGTTGCCGCGACGGGGGCTGTGACGTTTTCCAGGTTCTCCCCCTCGACCAGCGCGCTTGTGCCGGTTGGCGCCCAGGTGAAGACGGCTGACGGGACGCAATCCTTCGCCGTGATCGCCGATACGACGCAACCGACATGGAATGCCGGGATGGCGGGATACCTGATCCCGGCCGCGACAGCATCGGCCAGCGTGACGGTGCAGGCAGTCACGCCGGGAACCGGCGGCAATGTGCAGATCGGGGCGATATCGCTGCTGGCCAGCGCCATCCCCGGCGTTGACACGGTGAACAACGCCGCAGCCGTCACCACCGGCATCAACGCGGAGGCGGACGCAGCCTTTCTGGCGCGATTCCAGAACTATATCAACACCAGGGCGCGCGCGACGCTGGCCGCTATCGCCTACGCGATCCAGAGCGTGCAGCAGGGGCTGACGTGGACGATCGCGGAGAACACCAACACCGCGGCGGGATACCAGCCGGGCAACTTCCTGGTGACCGTCGATGACGGGTCGGGGTCGCCCCCTTCATCGCTGATTACAGCCTGTGGCGTGGCGATTGCCGCATACCGCCCGATAGGGTCCACCTGGACAACTCAGGGGCCGACCGTCGAGACGGCCAACGTGGCGCTGACCATCACCACCAATCCGGCCGGCAACAAGCCTGGCCTGCTGACGCCGGTGCAGGCCGCGGTCGATGCCTATATCAACGCGCTGCCGAACGGGGCGGGGCTGCCCTACAGCCGGATACCGCTGGTTGCCTATGGGGTGGACCCGTCGATTACCAACGTATCGAGCTACACGCTGAACAGCGGGACGGCGGACCTTGCCGCGGTGTCGGGCCAGTCGATCCGGGCTGGCACAGTAACGGTGTCCTGACATGGCTGTTGGTGACCAAAACGACTTCGCCAGCCGAATGCGGGCCGCACTGCCAGCCGGTTGGTTCCCTGATGTTGCCCCGGTGCTTGGCGCCGTGTTGGCCGGGTTCGGTGCGGTATGGGCGGCGATATTCACCCTCTACACCTTCCTGCTCGCACAGACCCGCATCGCCACGTCGACGGGCCCCATGCTGGACCTGGTGGCGCAAGACTTCTTCGGCCAGAACCTGCCGCGCCGCGCTGGCGAATCCGACGCGGCATTCCGGGCACGGATTGCCCTGGAAATGTTCCGCCAGCGCGGCACTCGGGCCTCTGTGGTGCAGGTGCTGACCGATCTGGTGGGCAAGACGCCCATCATCTTCGAGCCGGCCTATCCCTACGATACCGGCGCCTATGGTGCGGCAGCCGGCGGCCTCGGCACCGCGGCCTATGGCCGGGCCGGTGGCTATGGTTCGCTGCTGCTGCCTTTCCAGTTCTTCGTGATCGGCATCCGGGGATCCACGTCGCCGATCGCCAACGTCGGCGGCTACTACTACGGCTCCGGTTGGGATGGCGGTGGGTATGGGATAGGCGCAATCGAGTACGCCAGCATCCAGCAATTCGAGGGGCTGGTGACCGACGCCGACATGTACGCCGCCGTCAGTTCCGTGCGTCCTGTGGCGACAATCGGGTGGATGGCGCTGGCGAACGCCTCGCCATGGACCGTGCCGCCCAACCCCGTAACCGGACTGGCCGCAGGATGACAATCACAGCAACGTCTATCGGCCTAAGCTGGACCGCTCCGGCGGGTGGCGGGCCGGTTACCGCCTACACGGTGCTGTACCGGACAACGGGGTCAGGTTCCTTCACCATCCTGGCCGATCCGGTCAGCGGCACCAGCTACAACGCCACCGGCCTGGTGCCCACGACATCATATGACTTCGCTGTCTGCGCGCGGAACGGGGCAGGCCCCAGCGCCCTGTCAGGCATCGTGACGCAGGCCACGCTGGGGGAGGTGCCGAACGCACCCGGCAGCTTTGCCGCGGCGGCAGGATCGCCAGCCTATAGCACGGCAAGCCTGTCGTGGGCCGCCCCCGCCACCGACAGCACGCATGGCCCAGCGGCCAGCTACACGGTGAGTTTCCGGCTGAACAACACCGGATCATGGACCGTCGCGCAGAGCGGGATCACCGGCACCAGCGCCTCGGTGACCGGCCTGGCGCACGACAGCCTGTACGGGTTCAAGGTGGACGCGATAAACTCCGCGGGGACGAACGTCTCGGGATCGACGACGACGGCGACGACAGACTATGCGCCGCCGAATGCGCCGGCGGCCCCGGCCGTGGCGCCGGTCAACGACGGCACCACGACGAAGCTGGCGGTCACATGGTCGGCCCCGGCCACCGATGGCACCCATGATGCGGCGACCGGCTACAACCTGCAGTACAGTGTGCACGCGGCGAACTCCTGGACAACCGTGTCCGGCGTCACCAGCGGCGCGGTGATCACCGGGCTTTCCTCCGGCACGTCGTATGATGTGCAGGTGCAGGCGACCAATGCCTCCACCACCTCTCCGGGGGCGTGGTCGAGCACAACGACCGCAAGCACCTATTCCACCGCCATGGCGTGGTATGGCACGCCGGCGGGCAGCTATACCCACGGCTCGGGGGGCCATGTTGTCAGCGTCAGCACCACGCCAAACCCAAGCGGCAGTGTGGGCGTCAACTTCTGGTGGTCAACCTCCGCCACCACGAACACGCAAAGCGCCGCGGAAAACACATCCCGCGCGTCTGGCGGCACGGATAACGGGTATCCGGTGTTCACCAATGTTTGGGGCGAATACGCAACCGCGCCGACAGCCACCGGCACATACTACATCTGGGCCATCATCGGGGATGGCTCCGGCGCGCTGGTTTCGAGCGCAATCACCGTTTCCTGACAGCGAGGCATCATGTTCCGAACCATCCGCCGCGGCGCGCTTGCCGCGCTGCTGTTGCTCGCGCCTGTCTGGCCGGCCAGGTCGCAACAGACCGCCCTGTACCCAACCGAGACAGGGCCGCTGGCCTTGGCACACCAGGTCATGCTGCTGGATGGCGCCGGCCGGGCGGTGCCGTGGGCCGCAGTCACCCCGGCGGCATGCACCG